ACTGCAAGACTAAAAGCAATTGCAGATGAACAAAAAGCATTGGATGATGCTGCAAAAGATGAAGAAAAAAGATTGAATAAACAAGTTGCAGACCAAAAAGCAGCAGAAACAGAAAGAAAAGCAATCAGACAAAAAAGGTTGCAAGATGCAACAACACTTGCACAAGCAGAACAACAACTTGAAATGGCAACTTTTGATGCAGTGAAAACAGGTCTTGATATTGTCAAGAATGCATTGAAAGAAGGTTCAAAAGCACAAAGGAATTTTGCACTTTTTCAAATTGGTGTGGACACTGCAAAAGCAATTTCAACACTTGTTTCAGGTTCTGAAATAGCGGCAGCTCAGTTTGCAGCAGCAACAGGCCCTGCAGCACCATTCACCTATGCAGCAACAAAAATTTCACTTTATGCAACAGGTCTTGCGTCAATTATGGGAAACATTAATCAAGCAAAAGAATTACTTTCATCAGAACCTGCATTTGCAAGTGGTGGAATGGTTGGTGGTTATGGTTCAGGAACATCAGATTCTGTTTCTGCAAGACTTTCAAAAGGTGAATCAGTAATCAATGCAAGGTCAACATCAATGTTTCAACCATTATTGTCTGCAATGAATGTTGCAGGTGGTGGTGTTGGATTTGCAAGGGGTGGTGTTGCAGGTGGTTCATCTATTCCAACAAATGCAAGTGCATTCATGTCACCTGTCAAGACATTTGTGGTGACTGATGAAATGACAAATTCACAAAATCAACTTGCATCAATTAGAAGAAAAGCGACATTTTAATAAATAATATATTTAAAAGAAAATAATCATGGACAAAAAACCATTCAAAATTGTTGAATTAGTAATTGATGAAGAAAATGAAGATGTGTCAATTGATGCAATCAGTCTTGTGACTGAACCTGCAATCATGGTGGATTTTCTCTATTTCAATAAACAAAAAAAATCAAATGTTTGTCTTGCAAAATTAGATGAAGAACAACAGATGTTAGTTTCACCTGCATTGATTCCAAACAAACAGATTTTTAGAGTTGGTCAAGATGGACAAGAATACTATGTCTACTTTTCAAAAGAAACTGTCAGAAAATCTGCACATTCATACTTGAAATATCAGAACAATCACAATGCAACAATTCAACATGAATCAAAGGTTTCAGGTGTTTTCACAGTGGAATCTTGGATTGTTGAAGACAAGGAAAATGACAAGTCAACAAAGTATGGTTTTGATGTTCCTGAAGGCACATGGATGGTTGCAATGAAGATTGAAAATGATGAAGTGATTCAAGGCATCAAAGATGGTGTTTTGAAAGGTCTATCAATTGAAGGTTTCTTTGTTGACAAGATGCAAAAGATGTCAAGTGAAAAGATGGAACAGATTGGTGAAATGGATGGTTTTCCAATATTTGACACCAAAGAATCTGCAATCGAATATGCAAAGACAATTGGTTGTGATGGATTCCATTCACACATTCTTGATGATGGATCAGAGGTCTTCATGCCATGCACAGACCATGAAGTTCTTGATGCATTGGTTGAATTGATTGAAGAAGAAGAAATGAAAGACATATTGATGGAAAAACATGAATTTGCATCATACACAAATTATCCAAAAGGTGCATCAGCAAATGCAGAAAAAGGAATGATGGAAAATGAAGAAAGAGGAAACAAATGTGCAACACAAGTTGGAAAAATTCGTGCATCACAATTGGTTGCAAGAAAACCGATTTCATTCAAAACAGTCAAAAGGGTCTATTCATATTTGAAAAGGGCAAAGACTTATGATTCAGGAAATTGGAATGATTGTGGAACAATATCATTTGCACTTTGGGGTGGTGATGTCATGTTGAGGTGGTCAGAAAAAATCATCAAACAAGAAGAAAACAAAACAAAATAATTTAATTTATATTTAAAAGAAAAAGCAAAATCATGGATTTGAAAGACAGATTAAAAATGATGCTTGGAATTGAAGAAAACACTGAAGAAGTGACTTTGATGCTACAGGCAAGACTTGAAGATGGAACAATCATTTCAAGTGATGCAGAAGAAATGGCAACAGGTATTGTCATCAATGTTGTTGCAGAAGATGGTTCAGTTTTTCCATTGGCTGAAGGAAACTACATATTGGAAGATGGTGGTGAATTCAGTGTTGATTCTGAAGGTGTTGTTCTTGAATACAATCCATCAGAAGAAATTGATGAAGTGACTGAAGAAGATGCAACAGATGAAGATGTTGTTGCTGAAGAAGATTCAGAAGAAGTTGCAATGTCAGAAAATTCTGAAATTCTTGATGCAGTTGGAATGGTTATGAAAGAACTTCTTGAAGAAGTGAAGAAAGACCTTGAAAATTTGCGTTCAGAATTTGATTCAATGCAGTCTGAAAAGATTGGTTTGGAATATCAAGTTGAATCAGTAGAAAAAGAAAAAGAAGAACTTGCAAAACAAGTTGTTGAATTGAGTGCAGAACCATCTGCAGAACCAATCAAGACATCAAAGTTTGCAAAGGATTCAAATGTAAAAATGAATAACAACAAACCTTCCAAAATGGAATGGTCAAACATGACAACCAAAGAAAGGGTTTCTTGGAATTTATCAAATATCAATAAATAAATTAACTAACTAAAAAAAAATTATCATGGCAGGATTAGTCATCACGGGTTCAACTTATGCAGGGGAATCAGCAGGTCAGTACATAGGTACTGCATTATTATCTGCAGCATCACTTGACAGTGTTACTGTATTAGAAAATATTAAATTTAAAAGAGTATTAAACAAGGTTGCAGGTGCAGGTCTTGTGACTGCAGCAGATTGTGATTTCACAAATGCAGGAACATTGACACTGACTGAATCAGTTCTTTCACCTACTGCATTAAAAATCAACATTGACCTTTGTTCAGATACAATGGCAGAAGATTGGTTGGCTGCAAAAATGAGAGCAGGAAGAAACAACCAAACAATTCCACAAGATTTTGAACAATTTGTGATTGGTTACTTAGGCGAAACAATCGCAGACCATGTTGAAACAAACTTTTGGAATGGTGCTGCATCAGGTGGTGGTTTCCAAGGTCTTGCAACAGACACATCAGGTGTTCTTGCAACAAATGTTGATGTGATTGACATAGTTCCAACAACTGTGACAATCTCAAACATTTTAACTGAATTAAACAAGGTTAAAAATGCAATTCCTGATGCAGTTTATGGATCAGCAGATTTGAACATCTACATTTCAACAAAAATCATGAGGTTGTACATTGAGAAAATGGCAAATCTTGGATATTTAAACCAATATCATGTTGGTGCTGCACCTTTAAACTTTGAAGGTATCAATTTAGTACATGCTCCTGGATTAGCAGACAACAGAATGGTTGCTGCAAGAGAATCAAATGTTTTCTTTGGAACTGACTTATTCAGTGACATGACACAATTAACAATTCTTCCGATGAATCAAATTGATGGAAGTTCAAATGTTAGATTTGTGGCAAAATTCAGTGCAGGTGGTCAAGTTGCAGATGGTTCACAAGTAGTTTATTACGGGACTTCAGCATAATTCAAAAAATGGAACAGGGCATTGTGTCCTGTTCCTTTATATATTAACAAAATAAAACCAAACACATGGCAATTTGCACAGCATTATCATCAGGAAGGGCATTAGATTGTAAAGATGCAGTTGGTGGAATCAAGAAAATCTTTTTTGCACAAACACTTGGTGCATTGTCAATTGATGCATCAACAGAAATCATCACTGACATTGCAACAACCACAGTCTTTCAATATGACTTACCTGTGAACACAGGTTCAATGACTGAAACTATTCAAGCAAGTTCTGAAAATGGAACTGTGTTTTTTGAACAATCAGTCAACATCAAACTTCACAAACTATCTGCAGCAGACAGAAAACAAATCAAACTTCTTGCACAGTCAAGATTGTACATTTTCGTTTTTGATTCAAATGACAATCTGTTCTTGTTAGGTGAAGAAAACCTTGCAGAATTAACTGCAGGAAGTGTTGCAACAGGAGTTGCAAAAGGTGACATGAATGGATATGACATGACATTCACTGCATTTGAAAGAATTCCTGCAAGATACTTGACACAGGACAATTCACCATTCCAAGGATTGACAACACCTGCAAATATCACTATCACTGCATAGTTTTATCAATATATTCCAAGAAAAGGTGCAGAAATGCATCTTTTTTTTTGGTTAAACTTGACAAAAATGAACAAAAGATCCATTTTTATATTTAAAAGAAAACAAAGACATGTTGCAGACTAAAAAGGAATTTGTTGGATTGACTTTCTTCATCAATGGAGTGTATAAAAACACACCTGAATTGACACAAGATGACATGAAAACACTTGGTGAAATGGGTTTTGGAAAGTATTTTGAAGAAGTTGCAGAAGAAAAACCAACAACAAAAAAGAAATCCAAGAAATGATTTTCATCACAAGAAGAAGTGTTGATTCACAAGGTGTTGAAACACCAAAAACAAACACAATTGTTGTGACAATCAGTGAAAAATTGAAGTCATCTGCAACAAATTTGTTGTTTGTCTTTGAATCTGACCAACAACACACCATTTCAAAGACTGTTTTTGCAAGTGGTTCTTCTTTTGTGACATTAGGTGAAAGAACTGATTCAATCAGAATCACAGAAGGTGGTGCATCAACAGAAACATTGACAGGAACTTTGAAAATATCACCTGCAGGTTTTTATTCTTACAAAATATACCAACAAAACAATTCAACAAATCTTGATGTCAATGATTCAAGTGTTGTTGCATTGTTAGAACAAGGAAAATTGACTGTTCTGGACACTGATGAACTAACAACAACAGAACACACAAACACTGTGGACAATTTCATTCACATAAATTCATAAAATGGCAAAGAAAAAGACAAAAGTTGTTTCAGATAAAACAACAAAAAACAACATTCCTTTGATGAATGTCCAATTCAGTGAAATGACATCACCAAAAGTGTCTGAAACAAGTCAAGGTGATTGGATTGAATATGGAACAAGTGATTTGAAAAATCAATATCCACAATTTTTGATTGAAATCTACAACAATAGTTCAACACATTCTGCAATTGTGAATGCAACTGCACAAATGATTGCAGGTCGTGGATTCGTTATTGAAAACACTGAAATTCAAACTGCAGAAACCTTGTCAAAAGCAAGGAATTTCATGAATAAAGTGAACAGGAATGATGAATCACTTCATGATGTTTGGTCAAAGCTTTCACATGACATCAAATTGCAAGGTGCATTTGCAGTCAATGTGATTTGGTCAAAGGACAAAACAAGAATTGCTGAATTGTATCATGTACCTGTTGAACATTGTCGTGCAGGAAAAGTGAATGAACAAGGAAAGGTTGACACATGGTGGATTTCTGCAGATTGGTCACAATATAGAAAAGCAGAATTTGAACCAAGATCAATTGCTGCTTTTAATGTTAATGATCGAAGTGAATCAAGTCAATTATATTATAATGGAATCTATACGGCTGGGCAAGAAGTGTATTCGGCGCCAGATTATCGAAGTGCCGTTCCTTGGATTGTTACTGATAAATTGACTGCTGAATTTCACATGAACAATATTTCAAATGGTTTTTCACCATCTTTTTGGATTAATTTTAACAATGGAGTTCCAACGCAAGAGGAAC